CCACCCCCTCCCCCTCGCGGGTAATTCGGGCCTCGATGTTCGGGTGATTGCAGGTTTTTTTAATTGGTTTGCATTGGTTCGCTTTGCAGGCCTCGGTTTTTTTACAGGTTTGAAATAGGTTTTAACAATGGGTCGTCTCGCTCGCAACTTGATCGGTGTATCGGTCAAGGAATGCGCTCGCCTTTTGGGCGTGAGTGACACGGCGATCCACAAGGCCATCAAGGCAGGGCGGTGCAAAAAGCACCAGGACGGCTCGGTCGATGTTGAGGCTGTGCGCTTGGGCATGGCGTTGACCGCTGACCCCTTTCGGGGCGGCCAGCGTCAAGCCGTGGTTTTTGGCGAAGCGTCGACCGGGAGCGCTGTGTCGCTGCCTGGCGAGCTGCCTTTCAGCCTGCCCGAAGCCTCGCAGGCGCCTGCTGCTGAGTCAGGCCGTGGCCACCGCCCCTTGCTCGATGCCCGCACGCTGACCGAGCAGGCCCGCGCAGAGCGTGAGCAGATCGAGCTGGCCAAGCTCAAGGGCTCGGTGGCTGAGATAGCGCCAATGACCCGCGCTGTCCACGACGCCATGGTGGCCGCACGGTCTGAGCTGCTGTCGCTGCCTGATCGGCTTACCCCGCTGGTCACGCCTGAGCAAGACCCAGCCAAAGTGTTTGGCCTCATCGAGAGCGAAGTGCAGCGCGTGTGCCAGACCCTGCAAGACAAGCTAGTCCAAATGGCGCGCACTCACGCGATGGAGGTGTCCGCATGAACCTCAAAGACGGATACGCCGCGATCTTGGAAGCGGCTGCAGCTGGATGGGCGCTGCCCGAGAAGCTATGGACCAGCGAGTGGGCCGACAAATACCGGCAAGTGCCCAGCAAGTCATCGCCCGAGGGTGGCCAGTGGCGCACCAGTCGCACGCCGTATGCGCGTGAGCCCATGGACGAACTGTCGTCGCGGTCGCGTACGCAAGAGGTTGTGATCATGGCCGCGTCACAGGTGCTGAAGACTGAGGTGCTGTTGAACTTCGTGTTCGAGAGCATCGACCAGGACCCCGGCCCGATGATGGTGGTGCAGCCCACCGAGAAAGCCGTCAAGGACTTTGTCAGCCAGCGACTGGACCCTGCCATCCTGGCGATGCCACGCATCACCGACAAGATCCCCAGTGCGCGCAAGCGCGACAGCGGCAACAAGATCACCGAAAAGAATTTCCCCGGTGGCGTGCTCTACCTTGGCTGGTCAAACTCACCGTCCGAGCTCGCGTCAAAGCCCATCAAAAAGCTGGCACTGGATGAGGTGGACCGCTACCCCGTGAGCCTGAAAGACGAAGGCTCACCGGTCAAGCTGGCTGAGCAGCGCACGGCCAACTTCCCGCGCCGAAAGATCCTCAAGACCAGCACCCCCAAGGTGCGCGGCGCGTCGGTCATCACCGACGAATACGAATCGAGCAGCATGGCGCAGTACTGGGTGCCATGCCCTCACTGCAAAGAGCTGCAGGTGCTGGTGTTTGAAAACCTGCGCTGGAAAAAGACGACCGACGAAGACGGCACCAAGCGCCACTGGCCTGACACCGCCGTGTACGTGTGCGAGCACTGTGGCAGCGAGATCGAAGAGCGCAACAAGCCCTGGATGCTGGCCGACAAAGCCATGGGCGGCCTGGCCGAATGGCGGCACCGCCACCCTGAGCGCGCCAAGAAGGGCTACCACATCAACGGCCTGTACAGCCCGGTGGGTCTGGGCTTCAGCTGGCCAGAGCGTGCGCAAAAGTTTTTGGAGGCCAAAGCCGATCCGGCCAAGCTGCAGACCTTTGTGAACCTGCACCTGGGCGAGCCCTACGAAGACCACAGCGACCAATTGCAAGGCGCGGCCCTGCAGGCGCGTGGCGAGCCTTACCCGCTGCGCACCGTGCTGCCCGGCTACCTCATCCTCACGCTGGGCGTGGACGTGCAGCGTGCCGGTTACTTTGCGCTGCACCTGGTCGCATGGGGCAGGGGAGAGCGGTGCCACACCGTGGACTACACCGAGATTCCAGGTGACCCCAGCCGCCAAGAAGACTGGGAGCGCGTGATCACCACCTACCGCCGCCGACCGGTGCGCAATGCGTATGGCGTGGACCTCAAGATCAGCATGACCGCCATCGACTCCGGTGACGGCGTCACGGTGCACGAGGCCTACAAATACGCCCGCAAATACCGGCACGACGATGTCATGGTCATCAAGGGCTACAGCCAGCCCAACAAGCCGATCCTGGGCAGGCCCAGCAAGCAAGACGTGCGCAACGACAACGGCGCGATGGACAAAAACGGTGTTGACCTCTGGATGGTCGGCACCGACACCGCCAAGAGCGCCTTGTTTGCCCGGCTCGATGGCGATCTGATGCACGAGCAATTCACAGACCGCATGGTCCGCTACAGCGCTGAGCTGCCCGCTACTTTCTTTGAGGGCATCGCCAGCGAGTACTACGACGCCGACACGGGCAAGTGGGTCAAGCGCCCCGGCAAACGCAACGAGCCCCTGGACACCTGGGGTTACTCCTACGCCGCCGCGCACCACCCGCGCATCGCCATCCACACCGCCCGGTCAGCCGACTGGGACGAACTGGAAAAGATGCTGGAGCCCCGCGTGCATGACATGTTTGCACTGCCCCTGCCCACACAGGCAAGCGCCGAGCAAGCCACCCAAACCACCCCCGAACTGCAGACATCTGCACCCGGGTCCATTGACCACACCAGCCCCACCCCCGCAGCCGAAACCGCCCCAGACCCCGCCGCGCAAGCCGCCCGCCGCGACGACGACTGGGTGCCGGATATGCGCGACGACTGGACTTGAAAGACACCACCATGGCCGGATTCACCGTCAGCCAACTTGAGGCAATCGAAAAAGCCATCGCCAGTGGCACCCTGAGGGTCCGCTACGACGGCAAAGAGGTCCAGTACCAGGACATGACCTCGCTCATGAATGCACGCAACCTGATTCGTGACGAGCTGATCGCCAACGGCCTGTTGAGCAGCATCGGTGGCAACGTCCGTGGCCAGTCCACCGTGGCCGAATTCAGCCGGGACTGACCGCCATGGCTGCACCACAAAACCGCATCGCCCCCACGGGCGTCTTTGAGCGCGTCTTGGCCGATGTCTTCCCTGGCTGGGCGCTCAAGCGCTCCATCAGCCGCATGGGCCTGGAGCATGCCCGCAGCTATGACGCCGCCAAAGTAGGCCGCCGCACCAGCGGCTGGACAGCCACGGGCGGCAGCGCCAATGCCGAGATCGGCGAAGGCCTGGCCCGCATCCGCAACCGTGCCCGCGACACCATCCGCAACAACGAATACGCCAAGCGCACCGTCGGCGTTTACGGCTCCAACGTGGTGGGATACGGCATTAGCATCGTGCCCGCTGACAAGCGCGAGCAGGCCAGCTGGCAGGCATGGAGCAACAGCCTGGACTGCGACGCCGATGGCACCTGCAACATGGCGGGCCTGATCCGGCTGGCCGTGACAGAACGCTTCGGCGCTGGTGAAGTGCTGATTCGACGCCGGTGGCGCAAAGCCACAGACGGCTACGCCATCCCCATGCAAATCCAAGTGCTCGAAGCCGACCACCTGGACGAAAGCAAAACCGGCCCTCTGGCCAATGGCCACTACTGCATCCTCGGCAAAGAATACGACCAGCTGGGCACCTGCGTGGCGTACTGGATCTTTCCAGAGCACCCCGGCGAGCTGACCGGATGGCGCGCCAGCGGCCTGGTCAGCAAGCGCGTGCCTGCCAGCGAAATCATCCACTACTACCGCCGCGACCGACCCAGCGCCGTGCGTGGCGTCAGCGAACTTGCAGTCAGCCTCATGCGCTACCGCGACCTTGCCGACTGGCACGACGCCGAGCTGGTGCGCAAAAAGATGGAGGCCTGTGTGATGGCCATCATCAGCAGCGACAAGCCCGACAAAGCCCTCGGCCTGGCCAGCACCAACGGTGTCGAAAAAATGCGCCCCGGCCTCATCGCCCGCATCGGTGCCAGTGAGCAAGTCACCTTCAACAACCCGCAGGCCAGCGGTGCCGGTGGTGAATTTAGCCGCTTCGAGCTGCACGCCCTCGCTGTCGGCTCCGGCATCACCTACGCCCAGCTGACCGGCGACATGAGCCAAGCCAACTTTGCCAGCAACCGCATGGGCCTCATCGAGTTTCGCGGCCTCATCGAGCAAGAGCAGTGGTTGCACCTGGTGCCCCAAGTACTGCAGCCCATCCGCAAGTGGTACCGCGAAGCAGCCGCCCTGGCCGGTGTGCAGCTGGGCGACCAGGCGCTCGACGCCTACACGATGCCCGCCAAGCCACAGGTGGACCCGCTCAAAGACGCCATGACCGCCAAAGAAACCATCCGTGGCGGCGGCATGACGCTGAGCGAATGGTTGCGCGAAAAAGGCACCACGTTGGACGCCTACATCGCCGAGCGAAAAGCCGAGCTGAAGAAGCTGCAAGACGCAGGCCTGGTGCTCGACACCGACGCCGCCACATCTGAGCTGGGCCTGACCGGCGCGGATGTTTTAAACCAACCCAAAGACTGAAAGTGAAAAATGACCATCTTTGCAGACCTCGACGGCGACACCAGCACCTTTCCCCGGCAAGTCAGCCTCAAAGCCACGGCTGATGGCAGGTTGCTGGTGGAATCCGCTGGTAACAGCGCCACCGCAGACCGCGAGCTGGTGGTCACGCGCTACCGTGCAATCAGCGGCGGGCCGGGCTACAGCAGCGACCACCTGCTGACGAATACGCGGACCTACGACCTGCTGCCCTCGCCGATGGTGCTGGTGTCGGACCACTGGTACAACGAAACGACCAAAGCTGTTATCTCTGCGCCGAGTGACATGGGCACCGTGGCAGAGGTCACCAGCAGCGGCCTGACGCAAAGCCAGCTTGACTCCATGACGGTAGATGTCAGCGATTCGAGCGCGCTGAGCCAGTTGCAGGGTGTCAATCAGGCCATTGGTGACACAAGCCAGACGCCTGCCACCAACAACAACGCAGGCTGGAGCGTGACCCAGTGGGTTGGCCGCATCGCTGTCCTGCTTTCGAGCTTGACACGCGGCACCGGCAACGCCGATGCAAACACGCAGCGCGTCACGCTCGCCGCTGATGGCCCCGGCGTGACCCAGCTCACAAGCATCAGTACCGCCCAGACCATCACGGTCGGAGCCACTCAGATCGTGGCCATCGGTGCCACCAGCACGCAGTCAGCAGCAGTGGGGGTAGGCCGCAATCGCGTCGTGCTGATCCCGACCGTGGATTGCTGGATTGCAGTCGGCGCAAACCCTACCGCCGCCAAGGCCGCAGGCAGTTTCTTCCTGCCCGCAGGCGCTCAGAGCTACCCGATCAGCGTCACGGGGGGCACTACCCGCATCGCAGTGCTGGCCGATGCCACGAGCGTCACCGGCTCCCTCTCCGTCATTGAGAGCGCGTAATGAGCCTCGTCAATATGCGCCCACGCGGTGGGCCTGCATTCCGGCTGACTGACCTTTTCAAAGGCGGGCAGCAGGGTCTGCTGTGGCTCCCGGAATCGCATCGGTCTGCATTGGCGGGCACTGCTGGGGCTACGCCGACGCTTTTTGAGGACTCGTCAGGCACAATCGCCGTCAGCGCGGTTGGGCGGCCTGTGGGACAGGTGTTGGATGAGTCTCAGCGGCTCGTGATGGGGCCGGAGTTGGCCTTGCCGCTATCCCCTGAAAATTGGTCTGTTTCAGGGTCTGATGCAACACATATCGTTACGTTCAGTAATGGCACAATGCGCTACCAAAGCGGGACAACATCGCCTCAGCTAAGGGCCGCGCAAATCAACTCGCAAAACGTCATAAACGGCGGGACATACCTGCTTACCGTCACCATCTCAAACAGGACATCTGGCGGCATCAAGGTTTTTGAAAACTTCAATTCAACGGGATTGCTCAACATTAATGGAGTAGGCACGTACACGGCTCGTTTTTATGCCCCTGCCCTCGCCCAGCTGAATATTACGCGCATAACGACAAACGTCGATATGACGATCTCGTCGATTTCTCTGCGCGAACTCCGCGGCAATCACGCAGCGCAATCGATCAGCGTAGCACGGCCAATTTTGGTAGATGCGTCTGGATTGGCGCTCGACTTCGACGGCCTCGATGATGTTATTGGCTCGACATTTCCGGCAGGCACGCTACCTGCAAATGCCGATGTGTACTACGTGATGCGCCGGACAAGCGCGCAAGCCGCTCTTGCGATTGATGTGACGGCGGGCGGTCGGGTCTTCGGGATCACTGGTCCCGCTGGCGACACCTCGGCTGCTTTTGCCGGATGTGGCTCCCCATCGGCAACGGTAAACGGCGTGTCTGTCGCGGGTGGATCGACTGCAATCACTCGCGGTCAGCTACTCACTGCTACCCCACAAAACACCGATCTGGTCCTTGAGGTGCGTGGGGTCAATCTTTCAGCCTGGGCGCAGTTTGCTACGGTCTCTACGCAATGGGGCGCCTACGCTTTTGCTGGTCTGATTCGGGCAGTCCTGATCTGCCCCGCCCAGAACGACGCAAAACGGGCCCGCATCCGCCGCAGGCTCGCACAAATCTTCGGGATCGGGGGTGTCGTATGACGGACTGGCAACACCGCGTAATGGTCGTGCCAGCGGCCTTCGCGCCGCTTGCACGGGCGCTTGCAGCCGCTGCTGCACCCGGCGAATCCGGCACAGGCATGTGGGTCACAGAGCTATCGCCCGACAGCGGCAGACCGCCCACGCACTACATCAGCGGGGGGTGTATCTGGGGGGCATTCGCCGATCTGCTACCCCTGCACGATGCAGAGATTTGGGATTCGACGCCGGAAGAATACCGCACTGGCTCGCGCCCGACTGACACTGCAGGTCACCCCGAGCAAGTCGTTGCGCTTGCGGTTG